GGCAACGCAGGAAGAGAGCAGCGTTGCCACCTTCAGGCCAAAGATGGTTTCAGGACCCGTCATTTACGTCCTCTTATGGCGGAAGCAATCGCATTCAGCCCGCCGCCAAGGGCCTGAATTCCAAAGAATGAAAGCAGGATCATGCCCTGCCATTCATCAAACGGTGCCGGGAACTTGGCGATGCGCCAGCCAAGCGCGAAACAGGTGTCAGCCGTGACCAAAACCAGATGAATGGCAAAACAACCGGCAATCACCGCCGTGATCAGCCGCATTTCCCAAAAGACTGCCGACGCGAGCCGGACTTCCTTGGCATTGCGGGCTTCTTCGATCTGGCGGCTGATGTCGGCAATGGCCGCATCCGCCACAAGGCGTTGCTGGTCGTTTTCGGCCTTCAGCTTCATTTCATAGGCGCGGGTCAGCGCGCCTATGAAATCACCCGTCAGCCAGCGCAGAAGAGATGAGAACATCAAATCTCCTTCAGGCGATTGACCGACCAACGGCCAGAAGCAAACATATAGACGGCACCGGCTCCCAGAAGCAGAAGCAGCGCCGACACGCCGAAAGCCCACGGATTGTTAACGCCCACGATTGCCGAAACCACAGCCGTGCCGACCGTGCCGCCGATCAGGCTCTTTACGGAGCCGCTGGCGGAGGGCTTCACATCGTCAGCCGTGGCAAGCGCGGCATTGGCATCCGAGACAGGCGCTTCGACACTGGCCGCGTCAATGGCATCAAGGAAATTCTTGTGATAGCCAGCAATCAGCTTGGCTTTGTCGGTGCCGTTGACAATGGCGCGTGAGCCTTCAGGGTCATCGACCTTTGCGTTGAAATAGTCCGAGAGCTTGTGGCGACCATTCGTGAAAAGCCCTTCGGCCATACCAACGATGGCAATACGGGCACTGATTAGCGGGTCGAGGGCTTTCGAGGGGTTATTGACAAGGTCAATATCAAGTCGATCACCGAGGCGGTCGTAATTTTCCTCATGCGTGATCTGGATGAAGCCGCGCCCGAAAAACCCATCGCGCCAGTAAGGCGTTTTGACCGATTTCAGCTTTCCGGCCTTCCATGCGGTTTCAAGACGGCTTTTCGCCTGTGCGTCCGAATTTGCATTCGTTTCGCGAACCGGCTGCATGCGACCGCCTGTTTCATGGAAAATCTGCGCGAGGATATTGGCGAGCCAGCGGCGATCCGTCAGGTGGTAGTAATTCCACACATCAAGGATGACATTGATGCCGTCGACCTGCGCTTGGCTCAGGCGATTGCCGAACGGCGCACGGCGCAAATAAGAAAAGAAAGTCGTGGGATTCTTGATCGTGGACATTTCGCCTCGCGGTGCGGATTAGAAGATGTGCGAGGACTTTGGCTGGTCTTTAAAAGCAAAATGACCGGACATAAGGTCCGGTCACTGATCATTTGCAA